AACTAGATGCCCTCTCAATATCCCAGCTCCAGAACAACAAATATCCAGTGGTATCCGTTCCCAATGGGGCAGCGGGTGCGTCAAGGGCTATCCGAAAGAACATTAGCTTCCTCGAGAAGTTCGAGAAGTGTGTGTTCATGTTTGACAGCGACCCTGCCGGTCAGGATGCAGCACTAGAGTGTGCAAAGCTCCTATCGCCAGGGAAAGCTCACATAGCCCACCTACCACTGAAAGACGCAAGCGATATGCTTATCGCAGGGCGTGGCTCAGAGGTTATCGATGCGATCTGGGGTGCCAAGCAGTACCGTCCAGACGGCATTGTGAACGCTGCTGATCTCTGGGAAGAGGTCTCAGGCAGCAACGAGAGCTTCCGTGTGCCTTATCCATTCGCAGGGCTTAACACCCCCACCTATGGTTTAGGTCTCAGGGAGCTGACTACGATCACAGCGGGTACGGGCGTCGGTAAATCGGCATTCGTCCGTGAGATTGCCTACGACCTTCTCATGAACAAAGAGATGACCGTGGGCATGATGATGCTCGAGGAAGGCTTGCGTCGGACGATGCAGGGCATTCTAGGCATCCACATGAATGAAGTCCTTCACGTAAATTCAAATACAGATGAAGGCAAACTACGTGAGGCATTCGATGCCGTCACAAGCACAGACAGATTACACTTATACGACAGCTTCGGTTCTACCGATCCCGAGGTGCTTATCGAAAAGCTCCGATACATGGCTGTTGGTCTCAAGTGTGATTTCATTGTGTTCGACCATATCTCGATTGCTGTTGCGGGTCTCGATGTAGATGACCGTAAAGCCCTCGATATCATGGTTACCAAGCTACGCAGTCTTGTTGAAGAGACAGGCGTAGGTCTCATCATGGTGGCACACCTACGCCGCCTTGAGGGAAACAGAGGCCACGAAAATGGAGTTACGACTAGCCTTAGTCATCTCCGTGGCTCCCAAAGTATCGCCCAGACATCTGATGTTGTGATTGGTCTCGAGAGAGATCAGCAGGGGGAGAACCGTAATCAAACGACGGTTCGAGTCCTGAAGAATCGCTTCAGTGGCATGACTGGCGAGTGTTGTCAGCTCAACTACGACGAGGTGACAGGAAGACTTGTCGAGGTAACAACGGAGGCTCCCCAGAATGGAGATATCTACTGACGACACCATCTTCGAGATGGCTGACATCACTGCCGTGTGTGCGGCTAGAAATCCACAATGGGAGGCTCTCCACAGCTACTTCAACCACCTAGCACAATCTTTAGAATCCAACGGATGGAAGAAAAGGAACGGAATGACACAGCACGATAAAATTATGCGTCATCTTAAAAAGGCAGGGTCAATCACAGTACGTGAGGCCATTGTCGAATACTCAATCCAATCGCTGACCAAAGTGATCTCTGTGCTTCGTACAAACGGTCACAAGATCAACAGCAACGTCAAGTACCACCCAGTGACAGGACAAAAGTACGTCCGTTACACGCTGGCTTCCTGATGCGGAACATCCTGCTAGAAGCCGCTGACGCTCACTTCCGAGGTCTTATCAAAAGACACGTTTCCAACGTCGAGGTTCTCCTCAATCACCCAGCGGGTATTGGTGAGCATCAAGACATACAAGAAGCGGTGGAGATCGAGCTGGGCAAGATCGCTGACTTCCACGACAAGCTGGAAGCTCTTCATAAATACTTCGAGTACTAGGAGACACGGATGCGGTTGATATTCGACCTTGAGAGTAACGGATTGCTGGACGAGCTAGACCGCATCCACTGCCTATGTCTGAAGGATATAGACACTGAAGAAACCTATAGTTTCGCACCTTCTGAGGTGGAAACTGGTGTCAAGATGCTCATGGACGCTGACCTTGTAGTAGGTCACAACGTCATAGCGTTTGACATCCCAGCCTTGAAGAAGGTGTACCCGTGGTTCCGAATCCGAAAATCACGGGTGCGTGACACTCTGATTATGTCGCTATTGCTTTACCCTGATCTCAGTGACCGAGATTGGCGTTTAGTAGCCCAAGACGAGAGCTTTCCCCGCAAGCTAGTAGGGAAGCACCGTCTAGAGGCATGGGGACATAGGCTCAAGTGTTACAAGGGTGACTATGATGGCGGTTGGTCAGAATGGTCATCCGATATGCAGTACTACTGCGAACAGGATGTGGAGGTCACTGATAGACTGTGGAAGCTCATCGAGTCTAAAGGCGTTTCTCCTGTAGCTACCGAACTTGAACATGAGGTCAAGTGGGTGATTGCAGAACAGGAGCGTTGCGGTTTTCCTTTTGACGAGGACGCTGCGTTACGACTTAAACATACGCTGGACAAGCGTAGAGCTGAACTCGAAGCAGAACTACAGGACGCATTCCCTCCTTGGGAAGAAGAGCTTGGTCTCTTTACACCCAAGGTAAACAACAAGACCCGAGGGTACGTCAAAGGCGTACCTTTCATGAAGAAAAAGACTGTGGTGTTCAACCCAGGCTCTCGTATGCACATCGAGTCCCGCCTGAAAGCTATCCACGGTTGGAAACCCAAAGACTTTACCGAGGACGGTAGGGCAAAGGTAGACGAGAAAGTTTTGTCTAGCTTGCCATACCCCGAGGCGAAGCTACTCAGTGAATACCTGATGATCCAGAAGCGTATCGGACAGGTATCTGACGGGGCCAATGGTTGGCTCAAGAAGATCAAGGCCGGACGGATTCACGGTCAGGTAATAACCAATGGGGCTGTGACAGGCCGTGCAACGCACAGGTCTCCCAACACCGCCCAAACACCCAGCGTCTATGCCCCGTATGGTAAGGACTGCCGCTCCTGCTGGACTGCATCGAAAGGCCGTGTGCTGATCGGTGCTGATGTGTCTGGTCTCGAGCTGCGGATGCTTGCCAACAAAATGTGGCAGTACGACAAGGGTGCTTATGCCAAGGAGGTTGTTGATGGGGATGTCCACACAGCCAACCAAACTGCCGCTGGCTTACCGACTAGAAATGATGCGAAGACGTTTATCTACGCATTTCTCTACGGTGCTGGTGACGCTAAGATTGGCTCCATTATCGGTAAGGGTGCATCTGCTGGAAAAGAAATTAAAAAGGCTTTCTTCGAGAAAGTCCCAGCACTCAAGAAACTGGTTCAGTCTGTTAAGAAGGAAGCTGAAACGAAAGGCTACCTGACAGGACTGGACGGAAGACAGTTACACATACGTGCTGTTTTCGCTTCCCTCAACACAAGCCTACAGTCGGACGGTAGTCTGGTCTGTAAGCAGTGGCTCGTAGAGGTAGACAAAGAACTACGCTCTAGAGGGTGGCAACATAAATGCCAGCAAGTCGCATGGATTCATGACGAGCTGCAATTCGACTGTGATCCCGATATCGCAGAGGAATGCGGCAAGCTAATCGTGGATTGCATTGCTCGAGCTGGTGACCACTTCAATGTCAAAGTACCACTCACTGGTGAATACAACATCGGTGCAAACTGGGCTGAGACACACTAGGAGAACGCATGGCTAAGAACACGCTCCTCGTTGACGGGGATATCGTGGCCTTCCAAGCAGCAGCTTCTCTGGAACACCCTACTAAGTACGACGAAGACACTTGGATACTCTGGTCGTCTGAGTCCGACACAAAAGCAAAATTCGATGACATGATGGAGACCCTGACCGAAAAGTCGGGAGCTTCGGATGTCATCGTAGCTTTTACTGACAAGGTCAATTTCAGAAAAGAACTCTGCGAAACCTACAAGGCCAACCGAGCAAAGCAGCGCAAACCTATGATGCTGCCTATGCTCAGAGAATACTGCACTGCCAGATATCGAACACTTGTCTACCCTCGCCTCGAGGCTGACGATGTGCTTGGCATCTGTGGAACATACGAGCCTCTTTTTGAAGAGCCAATCATCTACAGCATCGACAAAGACCTGATGCAAATCCCTGGGCTACACCTAGTGGATGATGAGATCGTCGAAGTAACGCCTGAACAGGCCGATTACTTTTTCCTAAAACAAGTCCTTACTGGCGACCAAGCCGATAACTATGCTGGATGCAAAGGGATCGGGGAGAAGAGAGCTACTGCTATCCTAGACGACGACCCAACATGGGAAGCTGTCGTCAAGGCTTACACAAAAGCAGGGCTGTCAGAAGAGGATGCAATTTTTCAGGCCAGACTCGCTCGGATTCTCCGACATGGCGAGTACGACATGAAGAATAGCAAAGTAAAACTGTGGAGTCCTGATGGCTGAAGATAACGTCAATCACCCTGCCCACTACACCAGCGGAAAGATCGAGACTTGGGACTACATAGTCGATGTCATTGGCGAATATGAGTCAATCTCTGTCGCCCATGCACAAGTACTCAAATATCTCGGTTCCCGCCTCTGGAATAAGAACGACCCCCTCGAGGATGCCAAGAAAGCTCAATGGTATCTGACCGAGATGATCAGGCTTATGGAAAAAACAAAGGGGGTAAACTGGTGACAAGAGATTTACTACGTGAAGACCGTGTGAGCGAGTTTCACAAAGCAATGGGGATGGATAGAAAAGCCACCCTCAACCTAGAATTAATCGACCTCCGAATGAAGCTCATTCAGGAGGAAGTATTGGAGTTGAAAGAAGCCGCCGACAGAATTGGTGGCTTGCTCTGGTATCACAAGGCTGTGACGCCGGAACACAAAGCTCATCTCCTAAAAGAACTAGCTGACGTTCAATACGTCATCTCTGGTTTTGCCGATGCCTTCGGCCTTCCTCTGCAAGTAGCGTTCAATAGAGTTCATGAAAGCAATATGTCCAAGCTCGAGGATGGGAAGCCTGTCAAACGTGACGACGGCAAGGTCTTAAAAGGCAAGAACTACAAACCCCCTATCCTACTAGACTTGGTGCAATAAATATGGCTTTCAAATCAAATAACAATCCGATGTTCCGCTCTAAATTCAGCGAGGACATCTTCAAACACAAGTACGCCCACGATGGTTGTGAGACATGGGCAGACCTAGCGAAAACACTGGTCGAAGACGTATGTGGTGACCACATGAGTCTCGAAGACCGCTCCCAGCTTCGTCAGTACATCACTGACCTCAAGTTTATTCCTGGGGGTAGGTATCTGTACTACGCTGGCCGTCCCAATAAATTCTTCAACAACTGTTATCTTCTCAAAGCAGAAGAAGACAGCCGAGAAGACTGGGCAAACCTGAGCTGGAAGTCCGAGAGCTGCCTAATGACAGGCGGCGGTATTGGTGTGGACTACAGTGTCTATCGTCCTGCTGGAGCCACCATCAGCCGCACAGGCGGTGAGGCATCCGGTCCTATCCCTAAGATGAACATGATCAATGAAATTGGTCGAAGGGTCATGCAAGGTGGTAGTCGCCGGTCAGCAATCTATGCGTCACTCAATTGGCAGCATGGTGACATCGAGACTTTCCTAGCAGCTAAAGACTGGCAGTCTATGCCTGTCGGTAGCACAGGGAAGACACTCTGGGACATCAAGCAAGAAGACTTCAACTTCCCTGCCCCATTAGATATGACCAACATCAGTGTGAACTACGACACTGAATGGTTGTTGAATTACTGGAAGACAGGCGAGGTTGGCAGCGTCTTCAGGCAGAACGTCCGTCAAGCCATGCAATCAGCAGAGCCAGGGTTCAGCTTTAACTTCTTCGATAAGGAGAATGAAACCCTCCGCAACGCCTGTACCGAGGTAACAAGCGCAGATGACTCTGACGTTTGCAACCTTGGCAGTATTAACTTGGGCCGTGTTGACGATCTGTCAGAGTTTACTGACATCGTAGACCTAGCCACAAAGTTCCTGATCTGCGGCACACTGCAAGCGCAGCTCCCTTATCGAGCAGTCTACAACACCCGTGAAAAGAACCGTCGCCTCGGCCTTGGTCTCATGGGTATGCACGAATGGCTGATCAAGAAAGGGTCTCGCTATGAAGTCACCCCTGAGCTTCATCAGTGGCTTTCTGTGTACAAAGGACAATCTGACACTACTAGCCGCAACTTTGCTGACTATCTCAATGTTTCCCGTCCTGTGGCTAACAGAGCGATTGCCCCCACGGGGAGTATTGGCATCCTTGCTGGGACTAGCACTGGTCTCGAGCCTATTTTTGCTGTGGCTTACAAGCGGCGTTATCTCAAAGGCGGCAATCGTTGGCATTATCAATATGTCGTGGATTCCGCTGCCCAAGAGCTGATCGATCAGTACGGGGCTGACCCTCACAACATCGAGTCCGCTCTTGATCTGGCTCAGGACTATGAACGCCGCATGAAGTTTCAGGCTGACGTTCAGGACTACGTAGATATGTCCATCAGCTCAACCATCAATCTCCCATCGTGGGGAAGTGAGCATAACAATGAGGACACAATAGATGATTTCGCTGGCACTTTGGCATCCTATGCCCATCGGCTCCGTGGATTCACTTGCTACCCAGACGGAAGTCGGGGTGGTCAACCGTTGGTATCGGTCCCTTATTCGGA